CCCTGTCGCGTATACGTTCCCGCTCGTTACCCTGAGGTGTGCGTTCTTGATATCCAGGAACGAATTATCATTCGTCACGTAATAGGACATATCTACTATTTGGGGAGGTTTTTTTAAGTGATGAAGTCATTTGATACGGGACAAGTGCTTCGCACTTGGAACTCTGGTTCTTACAAAGTGGGCGGCACTTTGGAGGAAATTTTTTTATTGGGGTGGTATGGGCCATGCCATGTTCACGAGATTACCGTCTTCATCTAACGTGGGTCGAGCCGTGACTGGAATATCTCTAAGAGCCCGACGATACACGGTCCAATTTTGTGCATCTAACTCGAGTCTATGAGGGTAGTCATGCGTCATGTACTTATCACTTTTATCGAGTAGAGTGTCTCGTCGCTCCCGCATTTTTTTAATAGCTTCGGTGTGTGTTAACTGATACAGTGTTAATTCATACATTTCGTCGGTTGGTTTGTAAAAGTTTCCATCGTTAAAAACAACACTTTCCCATGTACCACTGGATGTATACGGTATACCTGGACACATGACTTCCAATACTTGGGCAAGCATTTAGTATATAGTAACATTTTATGGAAGAAATTCGACAACAACCGAACCATTATCAGTCGAATGATTACCTAAGAAAGTACGGTTCGTTGCAGTTGTCGTGATGTATGATGTACCACCTCTTGCTGTGTTACTACCTGTAGAATTATACGCCAACGCGGCTCGCCCACCCGTAGCACCAGCACCACCAGCGGCTGAATCACCAGATTCACTTCCACCACCACCAAAACCTCCGTGCGTTGTTCCTGTACCACCCATAGCTCCACCACTTGGCTTGACACCGCCACGTGCTCCCGATGGAGCGCCATCAGCTGTCCAGCCAGCTCCACCACCGTTACCATTCCAGTGAGACGTACCACCCCCACCTAACGTACCCTGCGACGAACCGTTCGCGGAACCAGATGTTCCAGCATTAAAATGTCGGGGTCCAGCGCCTCCACCACCACCCGCAACCATATATACATCAGCGTTATTCGTATAGGTTCCATCTTTAAGAACCCACGTCGCACCACCGCCGCTACCGGATCTATAGTTATCCGTTGATTGGGGGGGTTTTTGTCCTACGATAAAGACGACCTGTGTGTTCAAAGTCAGGGCAATATCAGCCCTAACATAGGCACCGTTACCAGGTGTGTTGTTATACGACCCCGCAGATGTCGACTCTTCACCACCTTTCGCTCCGTATGCGGTTATCCGATACGTCCCAGTTTCAGGAACCTTCCAGAGTTGGAATCCACGTGTCGTGATATTAAAAAGGTTCGTGTTATTCCATGGACTTATGTTACCATACGCAGATAAAGCATCACCGAGCTGTGGACCGTATCTCGTATCACCGCTACAATGTGTAAACGTGTGTGTTGTAAACGTGTACAAATTAGTAGGTACAGTGACATTAATACTGAAGGTTCTATCAAGGGTTGCCCCGCTGACATTATCCGTAATTCGAAATACTACGGAATTTGTAGCGGCACCAGTGGCACTCCCCCCAAAAGTAGCCGGAGAGGCGGTCGCTGACGCCAGGGTAAGACCATTCAGTGTTCCACTAACAATGCTAAACGTCACGTCACTCCCATTTATATCATCTGTAGCGACAAGGGATTGTGTAGATGAAGTTCCCACTGCATAATTCAGCGTGGCATTACCTGCAGGTGAAGTCCAAGAAAGACCACCGAACCCGATCGTAGCAGAACTCTGTGTCACGAGACCTGAATTGGATGTAACTTTAAATGTATAAGGTCGCTGCGCCTTATCGTATCCACCCGTAGCCCCATCCACCCCCATTTTAAATGTCATTTGTGTAGCACTAACAATCGTCGTATCAAACACCGTATATTCGGTTCCATCTGCACCCGCGAGTTGTACAGTCGATCCAGAAGTAAACCCCCCACCGGTAATTGTGAAGACTTGTGTCCCTGTATTAGTGAGAAGAACAGTCGAAGGTGAAATACCAGAAACCGATGGCGGATGGGCGATGATCCCCCATCCCTGTGCGGTATACGCTTCCATGAACCCGGTTACTGAGTTATACCGGATCATACCATTAACGGGGGTCGTCGGTCTCTGTACTGTCGTACCACTTGGAACGGTTAGAGCACCTGTCCCAGTCATAGTGAGTTCACCCCCAATTTCTACATTCCCTGTGGCGACTAAACCTGTCGTAGCATTAGTAAATTGAACTGTGTTTGAAGTTACATTCCCATTTTCGACAACCTGGTGAAGGTTAGAAGCTATACCAGTTAATTGGGATCCGTCTCCAACGAACGATATTGCCGTGATGGTACCAACATTCGCAGATCCGTGTACATCGAGGGTATGGGCGGGTGCGTCCGTCCCTATCCCAACCCTAGATGTGGTCGTATCCACGAAAAGGTTTGCGACCCCAACTTCGATGTTCGAGACCGCGTTGAATGCTTTCGTATCGTTATTAAAGTTAACGGTAGTTGCGGTGTTCGCACTCGCCACGATCGATATTTGATCGATGTTGAAGCCATTCGCGTGAACGTTCCCGCTCGTTACCCTGAGGTGGGAATTATTGATATCCAGGTACGTATCACTCCCGTTCATATCTACTATTTGGGGAGGTTTTTTTAAAGGGACAAGTGCTTCGCACTTGGAACTCAGGTTCTTACAAAGTGGGCGGCACTTTGGAGGAAATTTTTAGACATTTTCGAGAGCTAAAATACGAGCTTCCATTTGTTTATTTTTTTCCTTTTCGGTTTGGAGGTCCTTCGCGAGTTGGATATGGGTGGTTGATCCACTAGTGATGATTTTAACTTTCGGTGGCTCTGGCCATATGGGGTTTTCTGGATCTTTTGTAGTAGAAGGAATGTCACGGAGAGCTTGGCGGTATTCTTTCCATTCTTCTATTTCATATTGACCCGTCCAATCTGATTCAGTCAGTAATTTATTCCTTTTATCTCGTAAAATTTCAAATCCTTTTTCACGAAAATTACGAATAAATGTTTCGTTGAACAGTTCTTTGTCTGGTTTATCATATCCATGTGGAAATTCGATCGTATCCCACGACCCACTATGTCCAAACGTGTCTGGTGGACTGACCATCAAACTTCTAACCGTGTCAACAAATACAATCGTGAAATAAGGGTGTAAACTATTATCCTTGATAGAAGACATTTAAATATATTTAGAAATAATTTTTGGGGATATACAACATACTTACAGCTGCTCCATTTATGTATACAGTTCCACCCTGTGGTGTCTTTACACGCATACATATAGTGCGAGTTCCGGCAGCTACCTTAAGAATTCCAGACCAATTAAAATCCTGCCAGGACACACTACTATCTTTATATGAATGAAAATCACCACCGTTTGTACTGGCACCACCAATCGTGTGGGAATCGTAAAATCCCGAAGTATCACTCGGATCGTTACTATCTACACCAATTTTCGCGTATATATAGTAACCTGCGACACTGTGGTTCCAGTGTCCATTAGTATTTAGAATTAAATAACCCTCCTGAGGAATCGTCACATCAAATGTCCATAAGTTTGTGTCAGTCGTAGAAGTCGTTGAATAACCCCACGCTGCCGGTGCATAAAACAAATTAAATTTTTCAGTATAGCTGAATTGCACGAGCCCATTACCCTGTAAAGTCATCAACAAATTAGCACCAGTTATAGTTGGATCTGCGCCACCTGCTGATTTACTGTAAAAACGTAAACTCTCATCGGATGTCTCCGCCACCCCACCACCATCGTAAGCTATAAACATACAATCTTTATTGGAATGGTCTTCCATAAACACGATACCGGCATCGGGGGTATCGGGAAAGGTTCGGTGAACACATATTGAGCCACCTTTCACATGTAATTTCGCTTCTGGACTCGTCGTCCCGATGCCGACCCTATTGTTAGTCGAGTCGATTTTGAGAGTATCCGTATCGAAAGTGACGTCACCAGTGAACGCGGGTGCGGCTGAAAGAACTACACTCCCCGTTCCGGTACTCGTCGTAGTTCCTGTACCACCACGAGTCACTG